GTTCTATATGTGGACTCTTTAGGAATTCTACCTAAAGTATCTTCTTCTCCACCACTCATTTGATCAACACCTGCTAAATCGTCTGCTGGCATATCTGACATTTCATCTTCTGAATCCATCGCTGGTACTTCACCCATATCTGCATCCATATTAGGCATAGGAGCGTCTCCACTCAAAGACAAAACAGCATTATCTACAGCATCCTTGGTTTGTTTTAGCATATCCAGCAATGAACTTAATTGTGAATCTACAGAAGAGTTAAACGCTTCTGCTTTATCAGCACCCATTCTTTCTTTCATAGCATCTACTAAAGGCAGTAATTCTTCTACTTGCATACTTGCAGTATCTTCTACCATTTTTTGTAATTTGTCTACTAAATCCTTTGCAGCAAGTAATACTTCTGCTTCTTCTAAATCTGCTTCATACAAACTTTGAAAGCTTTCTAAAGTGGGTGTTTTCTTATATTCAGATCTTAGTGTAACTTCATATGACTCTTTAACTTCTTTACTGTCAGTAACTTCTTGTTTACCGCCAGTGATTTCTTTTACTTTGCTTAAACTCATGCTTACAGGATAATCTTTTCCATCAATTTTTACGCTTTTTGGCATTTTTCCTGAACTCTTATATGCACTCATAGCTTTACTAGCTATAGCATATGTTAAACTTTCTTGAGTATCTACTGATTCTTTCACCTTGGTTTTAACCCGTCTAGAAGAAGGACTTACCTCACGCAACAACTTTAAAGCTTCTTTCAACAAAAGATTCTTAGCATAATCAGAATCTTGTGCACAGTTTCTTGATTCAGCTAACGTCTGCTGAATTACAGATATAAGCTGATTTATTTTATTAGGTTCTATATCATCTTTAATAACAACACCGAAATTTTCTTTTAAAAAGTAATTTACTTTATCATATTGTTGTTTTTTGCTAAAAATACTATCTAATTGCATTAGTAAGCCCTTTTTATTTTATTTATTCAAAAAGGCAATTTTTTAATTGCTCTTTTACTTCCAACATTTTATATTTTGCATCACTATATTTAGCTTCCATTATATGTGAATCACCTTTTTTCGCAAATCTCATATCTCTAAGATGCTTAATATAATCTTGGTCTAATTTATAAATTCGTTTTGCTTCTGTATATTGTTCTTTAATTAAATTTTTTATTATAAACATTGCACTTTCGAATAATGCCACATTTTCAAAAACACAATCCCCTGTATGATTGAAAATACTGTAATAATTTTTGTTTTTCTTTTTATTCCAAAATTCTTTTTCTATTTTTATTTCATACAAACCTTTTACTGTTATACTATCTTGTTTTTTATGGATAGTATCTTTTATATTATCTTCTGACAATATTTTATTTGTAGCTAAATCTGTAGCTGAATGAAAATTTTCTAAAATCTTAAGCATAGCATCTACATCTGGATTTGCATGAGTTTTTGTGAGTTTTTCTTTAGAATATGAATTTGTAACAGGTAATTCTGAATTATTCATAGCATTCATAGCTTTTAACATTGCTTGTTTTTCTTGTTCAGTTACCATTTAATACACCTCTTTTAATTAAATTACGTTTAATTTCTCTTTCACGCTCATTAAGCTTTTCACCTCGTTCCAATTTTTCTAGAACAATAACCTCTCTATTATTAACAAAAGTAAAAATTCCGTTTTCTTGTCTAATGTATTTCATGCTATTTTTGAAAACCTCTTTGCTCTACGCATCATCTGATTTGCTACAACATCATTTTCTACACCTATTTCTTCACCTGTTTCAGGATCTGTTACAACTACATTCTTTTTAATAGCACTTTTAGGCATACTAGGAACACTTTTTATTGTACTATTACTATATGTTCCTGGATTATCTTGTTGTTTTCTATTACCTGCTATTTTATATGGTTCTTGAACTTCAGGATCAGTAGTTGGTTGTGGAGGTTTAACTCTGCTGTTTAATTGACTGCCCTGATATCCACCAGGTTGTGCAGTAGTTGCAGGACGATTGGGTAATCGTATTTCATCTATTTTCATTTGTTAAGCCTTTGAACTAGTTTACTGATTGGATTATACTTTTTGGTTTTAAGAGACTTTTTAAGCATTCTGCTTCCTAATTTAGCCTTAGTTTGTTTTAGTTTAAATTTTTTTAAAACGTCTATAGGTAAATGGCATTGAGACGGATCGCCAACAACTCTGCCTGCTCTTTTACCAGCAACGCATCTAAATTTTCTTACTAATTTGTTTTTTCCTGTTCTAGCCCATACTAACTTGGTTTCAACAACAGGCGTAGGAATATCAAATAAATCCATGCTTGCCCTTATTATATATTATTATTTATAATAATGCAAACACTCCAGCCACAATACTTGCAATTATTGTTACTAGTAGACTTATTAAAATTTTAATTTGATTGTCGTTTTGTTTAGCTACTTGATCTCTAATACTAGCTATTTCTAAACTTATTTTTTCGTTTGTGAGTTCTAAATTTTTATTTGTTTGTTTAAGTGACTCTGTGATTTCTCGAAAACTGTCTTTTAACTCTTGGTGATTGCGTTCCATTCGTTCTTCCAATTGTTGATACCTTTGCTGACAAAGATCTACATGAGTTTCTAGACTTTGGTATTCTGTTGAAATCTGTTTGGTCACCGCCATTTTTTATTCCAGATAAATTTTGGTCAAAAAAAAGGAGGCATTTAAATTTGCCTCCTTAAACAAAAAAATATTAAGCTAATGCTAAAGCATCAGTAATTGTTAAAGTTGTAGTTGATAAATTAACACTATCAACAACTCTTGCGGTTGTTCCACCTGTTTCACTATCTGTATATTTAATCATATTTAATAGATCATTTGTAGTTTTACCCCAACCATGCGGTCCTTCTACAATTATATAAACATTTGCTCCTGATTGATTTACCACTACAGTAGTAGCTCGTTGTTGCACAATTTGAACAATTTGCGGTAATGTAGATAGTTCACCATTAGCATCTACTCCTCGTTTAGTATCTAAACTAGCTGGTGCTGTAATATTAATATAATTAAAATTTGCACCAATAAACTCACCAGCTGCACCTGTGGAATTATGAGTAGCATTGGGTCCTTGGGTACCGCCTACTTGTGTAGTTTGACCTGCACTTAATGGTGCTGCAGCACCATCAATATATACTGTTGTTGCCATAATCTGTTCTCCTTAAGGCTATTTACATTTATTTATCTTTTGCGTCCGGAATAAGCATATTATCTGTTTGCATGGCCATTACAAAATATTCCATTACATCTAATAATCTTGCATTGTTTTTTAACCAAAAATAAAGTCTAGTAAAAACAATTCTTTTTTGATTTAAATCTAATATTTGCCATTCCTGTACAAGTCTTCTTAAACTTGTCAACGTATTATTTTTTATACCTAATTCTTTTTGTAATCTAAATAAATCACGTCTACTTTCACTAACTTCAATACCATTTTCTAAAATACGAAAATATCGTAATAACAAAATTTTATTTAAATTAGATTTTTCCTTTAATATATCTTTCGAAAAATCTTTGCTTTTTCTATTACTACCTATACATCCATGTATATTCATATATAAATCATTATTGGAATATAAAGGATTATCAAAACCATTATATTTGATTGTGTTTTTTATATATTTTTTTGCGTAATCTTCTGTAAGATCTTGATGTCTTAAAATATGTATAACCAATATATTAACAAATGTAAGTTCTATTAAGTGCTGCCAATTAAATTTATGAGTAGGACTTAATCTATATAATTTGCTTTCCATCAAGCATTGTAAAAAATTAGTGCTTTTTTGTTCTAAAACTGTGTTTACTGCTTTTATACTTTGTTCTTTTTTGTCTGCTTTTGGTGTTCCAACTTCTCCGCTTTTGACTGAAACCATGCTATTAAAAACACCACGAATCCTTTGTTTACTAGTTGGATTTTTAATAATTCTATCAATTTGATACAACAGACTTTCAAATCCTCTATCGAAATTATAACCGGGTAGCAACCTGGTAACATCGCTCCACCTGGTACTATACCAGTGTATATTACGGGTTCCTTTGACTTCTTGACCTTGTTCGTTTTGTTCATAAGATCTAAATTCCAATTTTTGTCCGCTAAGATTAAATTCATATTTTGTATTAGGTTCTTGAGGTAAACTGGTGATGTCAATGTTAAACTCTGATAATAAATTTTCAGCTTTTCCAGCTGTTTGTGCTTCCTGAAATGCAACTTTAACTAATCCTAAAATTAATCCCTGAATTTCCGCAGGGTAGTCTAAAAATGTTTTTTTAAAATTACTCTCATCTTCGTCTAATGCTATTATACAATCTATTTGAACACTTTTTCCTGGATTATTGAATTGAGGATATCTTAAACTTACTAATTCTCCTGCATTATATGTCCGCTTTCCTTGATGCTTTCCTGTAAAAGGAATAACTATGCTTTGGGGTAACCTTTCTAAATAATTTTGCAAATCTTTTTTAATTGTTTTTTTATCTGATCCTTCTATATGAACAATTAAATCTATATCTCCAAAATCTTTTTTTGCACTAGTGTTATAGCTTCCACTAGTTTGTACTGATTTGAAACCAGGAAAATTTTGTAGTACTTTATTTCTAAAATCATTTAAAGTAGGTTCTACAAACTCCCTTTCTATTCTGTCTGCACCTGCAACTCCACTCATTATGTTTTCCTGTATTTTGTTAGATTACTTGTATCAGGTAAAAACTTACCAGTTAATCCAAAATGATCTTGATGCTCTATCCAGTACTCTTGTAAATTATATGGTATGTCTGCACGAGTTTTATCTAAAATTCTTAAATATACACTCATTATATCATCAAAATTACTATCGGCTTTAGCAACATCAATAAGTTCATAATAGCTATCTAGTTCATCTGCTGTTAGATGACTTCCATATAAAGAGTTTATTAGTTTTAGTACTTCTTCTGGTGTATTTGCAACAACTTGATTTGTCTTTTTATCTGTAACTCCTTTTACATGATTAAAACTGAATCCTTTTACCTGTAACATACTTAATAAAAGTTGGGTACGATGCAAACCTTTTACATTATCTTCTTTACCATATTCAATGCTTTTATAACTAAACAACAACCAAGGTAAATGTCCTATCATCCAATCAATTTGTATACCTATACCTAGATTATTTCCTTGTTCATCATACTGAGGAAACATTCCAAAAGCATTTCCTGGATTTGCTTTTTTTTCGTCCATGTGTATGCTAGGTGCATGGGCATTAACATACTCACTTATTAGCTGTAGGACTGCTTTCATAGCAATTTGTTCTTTTGTACTTGTTTTTGCTCTTTTTTGTAATTGATCAAACCGCATTACAAATTCTTCTGGATTAATATTCCATGCTTGAACACTATCAGAAGTTACACCATTGGGAAACAATTTTGTTCCATCTATTGCTAAATCAATATCTCCACTAGTATCTTTTTTACCAACACTGCCTACAGGATGGAAATCATTAGGGTTGATAGGAGCTTTAGGAAATACTTTTTTTAGCTCTATAAAATATTTTTGTAATGTAGGAGCTATGTGTTCTCTGCGAATTCTATCTGTAGCCGCACCAAAAATATTTCCACCTTCAGTAATTTTATTATTAAAATCTAATTGTTTTCTACGAGGTTTCCTGGGTCCTCTTATATCTCTTTTTCTCCATCCAGCTAATGTAATTTCACTTATCTTCATTAAACTTTTTTAAACCTCGCTTAAACTTATTTGGATCTTTGCCCCTTATGCTATTAACAAGTCTGCGTTCTAGCTCATCAGCTTGTTCTTGAGGATATTCATAATATAGCTGTTCTATTAAATTAATGATGCCATTAATCAAATGATCGCTACGTGTCTCAATAATCATTCGCCTATCATTACCAATATAAATTTGGTCAATTTCTTGGAAAAGACTACGAGTTTTTCTTTTCATAGGAAAGATCCTTTTTTTATATTTATTATAAATATGTATATGAAACTATATGAACTTAATGAGCAATCTGCTCAAGAACCTGAAATAGATGTTAATAAAATTTTAAACATGGTAGAGTTTAGTGGCCTACCCATGGATATAGTACAAAACGCTCAACAAGCTATTACTACTTTAGCTGACAATAGACCTATACCTTCTGAAAGCCGAAAAGCTTTATTGCAAGTACTAAGCAACATTTAATTCATTTTCCGCAATAAATTTTTAAGCCTTTCACTATGATCTACTGGATCTAATTTTGGTGCTTCTTCTACACTTGTTTCAGTTTTACGTTTAATGCTTTCATATATGCTTTCCGGCTTTTCTTCTGCTTCATCTTCATCAAGATCACTAATTTTTAAACTGTTTACATCAAATTTTAAATCTAATTTACTGCCAACTCCACTACTGCTTCTAGTTTTCATAAATTGTATTTGCATTCTTCCACGTTCACGCATTAACTTGCTGCTAAAAATACCTACAACATTGTCTGCTGTTTGTATTTTACTTAAACCTCCAGCAATATGACTGTGATCAAATTCTACTTCGTCTACTGCACCTCTGTTTAGCTGGCTAGCAGTTGCCATAACTATTTCTAACTCAGTTGCTAAATTACGTAATTCTTCACTTACAAATTTATCTTTAATAAACAAATCACTGGGAGGAACTTTCCTTTGTGCAGGCATCATCAAATCTAAGTAATCTACCAAGATAGCTTGTGTCTTTTTTCCTGATTTAGTTTCTAGTTCTTTTAAATAACTGCGAATATCATTTATAGTTACGCCGTTTGGCATTTGTATGATTTGCAAGTTTCCACTTTTTTTCCCTTTCATTTTAACATTTAATTCAACATCGTCCATGTTTTTAAAAATGTCTTTTGTACCGTAACCAGTAAGCATGCTATCCATTCTCATGCTGCACAATCCTTCACTAAGTTCTAAGCTTACATAAACAACATTAATACCTGCTAATGCCCAATTAAGAGCTAAATTTTGTAAGAATAAACTTTTACCTGCGCCACTCCCTCCAGCAAATATATTAAGCTCTCCCCTATTAAATCCTCCATATAATACCCGATCAAAACTTTGCCACCCAGTACTAGTTGTTCCATTATTGTCTTTTATTTTTTCCAGTCTAGATCTAGGATCTTCAAAATATTGTGTTCCCATATTCTTGGGAAGTCCTAACTGGACTGCTTCTTTGATAATTCTTTCTACTTCTCCATATTTGTCCTCTTGTAACAAATCTGTAGATTCCAAAATTGCCAAAGCAAGTGCTTTATGTCTGCAAAATTTTTCGTATTCTTCAATAAACCATTTTTTGTGTTGTTCTTTTGCATCCAGTATATCATGCCAATCAAAATCATAGATACCTATTAGTTGCTCTCTTGTTGGTAAAACTTGATAAACACTGACATGTTCATCTAGAAACTCTACAATTTCTTGTAAATGATTATCAAAAAAATCTTTGCGTGTTATACTTTGACATCTTGTAAAAAGCTCAGTGTCACTTGCTAAAAATTTTACAAAAAGTTCTTGTAATTGTTTATTGTACTCTAATTCTTGAGCCATAATTTTGCTTGTACTTCTGTTTTTATAGGATTTGATACAATATTTGATAATATACTATTTACAGTAAAAAGTCGACCATACTCTATAACTGCACTATTTGCATCTTTTATTTTATCATTCCATTTAGGAAAGCTAACTGTATAGCCGTATTTTATAGCTGATTTTATAAAGCTCATACTTGAAATATCTCTATCAGGAACAACTACAATTTGTTTGCGTAATTTATTTAAAATTTCAGCCTGAGTATCATTAATTGTATTTCCTATTGCTGCTACTCCTTTGCAGCAAATTGCATCGAAAGGACCTTCAAAAACCAAAACATATTTATATTCAGGCAATATTGTATCTAACCCATATATAAAATGCTTTGGCATATTATTAATATACTTAGGTTGTCGCTTATTATTTTTTATAAGCTCTGGAATAGATCTAGCAGTATAACCAACTAATTTATTTTTATATTTAAATGGTAAAATAATTCTATTTTTAAAGTGTTGGTAGGTACTATAATGCCAATCAGCTAAATCTAGCAACTCTCTTTCTGCCAAATATTCTACTGCTGCAACATATTCTGTTGATACTTCAGCATCTACAATACTTTTTGTATTTGGAGGAAATTCTTTAGCTTCCCAAACAGGTAAAGTATTTGTCTTTTTAGTTTCTGTTTTAATTAATGGTTTGTCGTCCATTAATTGGAGATTTACTAATTGTATTTCATTTTTAGGAGTACCAAAGGTAAGTAATAATTCTCGTAGACTTTTGGTTATGTTTTTTCCTGGACTCCATCCAGTTTTGTATCCGCAGTTAAAACAATTATAAGTTATACTATTATCCTCATTAAAACGCAATCCTCCCCTACGTTTACTATCTGGACGCCTTTCGCCTCTAGTAGTACACATAGGACAATTAAAGCTAATCCATCCACTGGGATTACTTCGAGAACCTAGAGGTAGATATCTTGAGACTAAATCATGTACTATCATAATAGTATTATTCTAGCCTCTAAATAGTATTTTGTCAACAGTTCCAGATGTGGTTTCTAACCTAAATCTTACAAAATTTGCAAAACAAACCAAGTTATGAGGATCGATACCACTAAAATTCTGATATTCATAGTGAGGATGACTCCAATAAAGAGGTACGGAAAACCAATTTGTTTGACTATTAGGATGTAATTCTAATGTACCATCTAAATATAAATTACCAGTAAAACCAGTTGCATAGACAGCTATTGTTGCTAAACCTCCCCTGTTAAGTAATTGAGTTGCTTGTGCCTCAACAGGTTCACTAATTGTAATATTTGGATCTGTAGTGGGATAAAATAAATTTATTTCTTGTGCTGTATAAGTTATACTACCACCTTGTAAAATTTCAACTGTCAAATTTGTATCATAAGTTCTATTGTTATATAAGACAGTATTATTTTGCTGTGATCCCATGCTTATATATAAGTTATATAATCCAGGTTCAAAATCCTGAATATCGTTTGGAGTAAATACAAGTGTTGCTATTCCTTTTGCTAAATCAGTATTTAGTAAAGGTTTTTCTATTAGTAGTACTGTTTGATCAACATTATATAATCTTGCTACTAAATTTAAACCAGCAACATTTTTAATTTTTTTATTTTCGTCTCTAACATGAAAAGTAACATTACTAGTATAACCCTTGTTTATAGGGATAGTTTTTGCTCTAGGAAAAAGTATTTCACTCACTGGGCTTCCACTTGTACTAGAGCTTATGACAATTTCTTGTATGATCGGAATATCATAAATATCTTGAGTGAAATTCATAAAGCTCTCTTTTTTAAAATATTTATCAAATTAATATGAAGTTCGAAGAGTATCCATTTTTAAGTGTAATAAAAGTAAATAAGAACGAATATGTTGGTATTATACAACATACAGATCAAAATTTTGTAAGTTTTTATGATTATAATGTTTTAACAGTAAATCTAGATAAAAAAGAATTTATAAAATGCGGAGAAGAATGGTGGTGGGAAAGTAATAGAATTATGCCTATTAACTTATTTTTAGGAAAAAGATTTAGTATATTTTCTAAAACATTGCGAGTATTTCATAGTAAAGATTATGAGATATTACAAGGACCCAGTGTAAGTTTAAAAAATATATTTCAAAAACGTGTTAAAAGACGTCAAGTAAAATTAATAAGGAAAATGTAAATTTAATTGCATTACAATTGTTAGTGCATATCCTATAGCATGACTTTTTTTAAAAAAATATTCTTCATTTTCTGGTTTCGTCCATACTTGTTCTAAAACCTCTGACCAAGATTTACCTAATAAATATCTTTTGCTAGGCCTAATAATAGCCAATACTGCTGCTAATTGTTCTACATTACTAGGCTTCATTTCATTTAAAATATTAAAATGATTGTGAATATGAAATAATTGTTTTACAATATCAGGATCTTGTAATTTAGTCCAATCAGGGTCTTTGTTAATTAAGTCATAAATACAATCATTAGATTCTAAATCTGATAACACATTCACATTTAAAAAATCTACTTTAAAGTACCCTAAATCATATGCTTTTTTATGGTCTACACTACAGTATCCGCTTAGAGGATCTATAGGAACAGATTGAAAATATACGCCTGTTTTATGTTTAGAAAGATTATTTTCTTCTATTATACTTGCAGGAATGTTGTCTATTTTACTTAATAAAGTATTTCTATCAGCAAGATCTATATCAATGTCTGCATCTACGAAAACAAATTGTTCATCCATAGTAAGTCTTGATTTTTAATTTTCCTTTGAAAAACATTTGCTATTGCTTCTAACCAACCCAGTACTAATTCTAATTGTTCCTGATTTAGTCTACCTAACATTTCTTTTCCTACATCACTACCCAAGTAAATCCATGGACTAATCACTCCCATTTGTATTTTATGACAAATCCAGTTTGTGTTTGCTTTTGTAAAAATCTCTTGCCAGTAATTATTGGTATCTATAGCCCATTCTTCTGCAAGAATTACAAATCTCTCTACGGCTCTTTCTGGAGTTTCTGTTTGTAAAAAATTATATATAAAATTTTGATAGGTAGTTTCCTTATTCCAATTATTTAAATTTACACTATTTTTAATCAACCAATCAATATACTCTTGAGAATTATATAACTTATTTTCTTTAATCCAACGAACCATTTTTATTAAACTCGTATAAAGTTTATTATATATAAATTTATCAAAATGTATTTTTTTATTTCCTGCAGGATCAACAATTTTTTTGTATATTGTAAAAGCTAAAATTACATCTGGGTTTTCTTTGTCTTGATATCTTGATCTATAAATACAACTATGTGTAAGTAAGGTCTGTTCTCTACTAAAAGTTTTTTTACAAAAATTACATCGAAATTTTTTCTTAGTCATTTAAGATTTTACTAAGCTCTTTTAATTTTTTATCTGTACATCCTTGATGTTCAGCATATTCTAATATTTCATTTTTTTCTGATAACTGTACAAGAACTTCTAAATTGTTAATTTTTTCATTCCTAAAATTATTTTTAAACCACTCTAATAGCTGATCTTTTTTTACTCTTTTACCTGGACTGATCCAGGGATGATAAGAAACTTTTCCTGTGCCTACACATGTCAATAGTTTCCACTGTAATTCTGGATGTTTTGTTAAGCTATTAAAATTTACATTAACAATTTCATTTGTTAAATATAATCCTAACTCGTGTTCATTGTCTTTTACATTTGCACTAATAAAACGCATGGTTTTCCATGCACTAAATTCAGTTTTTTCAGCTTCTGATAATTCATTGTACCAATTAATATCTTTAGTATCAACGGCTCTAGTTAATTCTTTTATATGTATCATAGCCATAATTGATCTATCTGTATTACATCATTTATTTTAGTCAAATCCTTTGCAAAAAACACACACAAACTATCAGGACTTAACTCTAAAGGGATTGCTAACATATGTCCAGTTTTTAATTTAGGCAAATACCATTTCTTTTCATTATATACTGTTTTTAAATTAATTGGTAAAAATTCAGGTTTTACATGATCTGGATTAATTGAAAATGCACTAAAACCTCTGTCAGCTATTTGCATGATACTGATTATTTCACTTTGCCCTAAAAATTGATCAGCAATAATTACACTCCAATCCAGTGGAACTTCTAGATTATATTCTCCTATTTGCAACAAAGCGCATGGTGCATTAAAGCTTTCTAAAAAAACTAGTGGTGTGTAAATGTAATCTAATTCAGGTTGATTGGTAAAATCCAAAACCATAAAACGTATATCTTCTTCTATTTCATCAGAAATAAAATTAAGATCCATATTTTTATCTATTGTGTTTATAAGCATGATAACCTCATTTAACTCTTATATTAGCAAACATATTTACAAAAATCAACTAAATACTTTATAAGTTTGTGCCGCACAGGGGCGGACTTATGCTGTCCCCACAGCGTAGACCTAGAACGTCATTAAGGAGAAAAAAATGGGAAGACCAATTAACAAAAAATATTTCGGACCTCCTACAGCAGCAGGTAATGAAATCAAAGTAAGATTTTATGATGGTAGCACAGCAAAACCTGGTTGGATTATTAAACAATTAGGAACCAAAAAATTTAGAGTAACTGATGGTGTTACTATTAAAGATTGTAAACTAGTAACAGAAGATGCAGCTCAAATTAATGCTGAAGGCGAAATGTCTATTACAGTAAAAAATGATGCTGGTAATGCAGTTCAGGTAGCTAAAATTACTGCTCATTTAATTGTGGACGAAAATGGACAAACAATTCCTTGGGGATTTGCTGACTTTAATGCTGTTAGTGGACAAGTAGAAATGGAAGAAGCTGGAGATGATACAACAATGACTTCAGCTACAAATGATGAAGACGATTTTGAATCTGCAGATCCTGCACCTTAATACTTCATCTTTTTAATTGTAAACGGATAACGTGCCTCATTGTAAAACTTTTTCCTTTCAGTGAGGTGCCGTTTACTAAATTTAGCTGTACTAGCTATATCCCATATTTCCACATGTTCTTTATCCTCAGCTTTTCTAATTCCCCTACCAATGCTTTGAATAACTCTAACAAAGCTTTTTCCTGGCTCTACTAGTACAAGGTTAAATATCCTTGGAATGTTGATACCAACACTAGCAACGCCATAAGTAGCCACAATAACTTTGCCATCCGCCGTTTGAACATCAGCGTATGTTTCTTGTCGCATTTTAGATTTAGTAGATCCAGATACAAATACGCACTCATCTCCTAACCTTTCTAATAGCATGTCTCCAGCTTTAATCCTATCAACTAACACAAGTGTGTTTCCACTGTCTTTTATATTGCTAATCATTTTTGCTAGGTAATCCATTCTTTCAGAATTACTTGTTAAAAACTTTAATTCACTCTGATAATCATTGTAGACAACATTGTCTTCTAGCTGTATAACATTTACTTGGCATTCTGCTAAGACGCCCTTGTCTTGCAGTTCAGCAGCACCCAGACGCCTGCTGACAGGCCCTATACTGGCTTTGAGTGCTGCATATGCCCAGTCGTCCTTTGGCACTGTTCCTGTCAATCCAAAACGCAAAGGAATACTGGCAAATGGGCCTGTCAGCAATTGCTTTAACACATCAGCTTTTGCTTGATGAACTTCATCAATAATTATACACACAACATCTTCTGCAAAATCTGCCAAACTTAAATCACTCTCAGCATCTTTGAACTTTTTATTAATTACATTTAAACTTTGCCATGTGCAAATAGTGTGAGTTTTCCCTAGGTCTTTTTTATCTCCAAAATAAACACCAACATCTAAACCCAGATTTTCATAGTCTTTAAATGTTTGTGTGACTAAGTCTTTGTTAGGTACTACAACAATTGTTCTACCATAGGGCTCTACTAAATTACTCAGTGTTGCTGTAATAATAGTTTTACCTGCACCAGTTGCAACTTCTTGTAAACACTGTGGTTGCTCTAAAAACTGATTAATGATATCTACCTGATAATCACGTAACACAATATCTGCACCTGCGTTTACATGACCTTCAGGCCAAGTTTTTCCATTATGATAGTTTACGTCAATTTTGGGAAATTTAAAACTGTGATCAGTTCTCCTGTCTTTTATGTCAATTGTGTAATTATTTTTTTCTAGAACATCTAGGATATTGTCCAACATGTTTATGTAAGTTCCTCCACCTGGAGTGAAATAACTCACACAACCATCCCAACGTCCTAGTTTGTATGCAGGAGTATGATAGGCATGAGGCATGAAATACTTTAATTTCTTTTCGCATTCACGCCTTGTAGCTAGATCTAAATTATGTATTTTACAGTTTACTTCATCACGTATTTCTATTGTGCATTCTGGCATTCTATTCCCGTACACCTAATAGGTGCATAAAAGCTGTGAAAAGATTTAAAAAGTTAATATAAAGTCCCACACTGCTCATAATAGCCATACCTTCGTCATCACCTTCTTGTAATGCTTGCTGCTTTATTTGTTGATGATCGTATGCATTAAGAGCTGAAAATACCAATATAACCAATATACTGAGAATAAAATGGAATGTCGAGCTATAAAAAAAGATGTTAATAATGCTTGCAATTACTAATCCAATTACAGCAAACATTGCAAATTGACCTATTGCACTCAAATCTTTTTTGGTTTTATAACCTACATAACCTGTAACAGCATATGTCAATCCAGTTACAAAAAAAGCTTCTACAATACTTTGACTAGTGTAATACATTAAGTAACTACTTAACATTATACCATTACAAGCAACAAGAGCAAAATACAAATTTTTAGCAAGTGTATTATTGCCGTTATTAACTGCATTAGCAATAACAAATATAAGCGCCAAAGGTGCAAATAATACAACCCATTTTAACCAACTACCCATAAAAAAAATGTAAATGTCTGGTATACTATATACTACATATGCTGTTACAGCACTAATAAACACACCTAGGCTCATGTAATTATATACTCTACGTATATAATCATGCACATCAGCATTACCAAAGTTTAAACTATTAACTGCTTGCATATTCTTTTTCCTTAATCAAATCTTCTAGATTTTCTACCATTACAGATTGGATCGTACTTCCTATAGGTACTTCTGTTTTAACTGCCAATCTAAATTGACCTGGTTTAGTTATCTTATTACAATTGTGACAGTGTTGGTATTCTTTTAATGTACTAGGTCCTCCATAGTGTGCTTGTTTTTCTGGGTCTAGTGTTTCATAATACTGATTAAAATTTTCAATATTATTTTTACAAACTTCAGGTGTTAATCCTATATGCACCCAACCACAATCTGCACAAGTAACTTGAATTGCTTCTACCATCATAAAAACTCCTAAATAGGGGAGCTGGGCTCCCCGTTAATATTTACCGCTTAATACAAGTACTTTCAGCAAGTGATTGCCATCTGTTAGGATTCATTTTGTACAAATCCGCAAGCTTGGTAACCATACGCAAACTTACTTCACGCAATCTACCTGAATTCTTCTGCATAAAGTTTACAATCTCATCTTCACCTTCTTGATCAATCTTGTAATCTTTAAGCATACCATCAGCAACAATCTGCTTTACACGTAGGATACGCTCACGCATGGTATCCATTGTCAAGTCCAAGTAATGGCAGCGGCTCATAATAGCTTCCAAGTGGTCCTTGATCTTGCCCTTGGTCTTGTCAAATTTTAGGTTAGTAATAAAAATGATGCTACCACGGAATTCAAACTTTTCTGGAATTCCTTCTCGGCGCAATGCTGAACTTTCTGCCTTCCAGCTAATCATACGCTTCTTGCCACTGTCTAGAGCTGCTTTCAGCAAATTTAAACTAATTTCATCAAACAAAATACTGTCACAGTCATCTAATACCAATACTGACCCTTCATCAGCGTAGCGGAACAACAACATGTACAGCCCAATAGCACTTGCCGCACCTTTTTCTACACCATATTTTTCTGGTCTACCAGCAAGTTTATCAAACATAGACGCTTTTTCTAGTACCTTCTCAACTCCAAAAGTCTTGCCTACTCCTGGAGGTCCTGTAACAACCATACCACGTACAACACCATCTACTGATGCTTGTGACATTTCATTCAAAATTTCAAAACGCTCTCGCAAACGCTCAATAACTTGCTCATCTGTTTCTTCCACTACTGGCTCCTCAATCTCAGTTGTCTGTAGGGCCATAATATTTTGGGTCATTGCAACATCTCCGGAAACAGTTTTATATCCTTTAGTGCCTTGTACTTTGACTCGGACAACATCAGCACCAACTTTAATGGTAACAAAACCTGCATAACCTGTCATTGGCTTTGCAAATCTTTTGTAGGGCTTTACTAGCTGACCTACAACTCCTGCCATCTGCTGTCCTCTGTAGTTACCTTCAACAATTTGCACCTGTGACATACTGTCTCCTGTGTGTTGTTATTAAACTGTCTACCTAACCAACATAATAATATTATACAGCCTTGACTAAAAAAGTCAACAATTTTTTTTCTATAAAGTTATATCATCTAGCCCTGCAACACGCAATTTTATAACGTTGTTTATTTGAAATTGCTTGCTTTCCAGTGCTTTGATAATTCCCATAAATTTATTTCTAGTTAAACTGAGCTCATTTATCAAGTGCTGGAGATCTATTATTTCACTATCGCCATCTGAATATTTTTCAGCATCTCTGCTAGACAAAGCTCTGTTATAATGCTCCAAATATTTCTGGAACTTTTCAGATCTTTTTTGTCTCATTAAAATATTTAGATGCTCTAGTATAGCTTCTAGATCTTGTAATTGATTAAAACGGTAGGCTACTATTCCTGGTATTTCTCTACTTAATTTTTCTACATTTCCTTTGATTGAGCATTCTAGAACTGCTGTTTCCAGTTCTAGTTCATAATGCTCAATTGCTTCAGGTAAATGTGTTAAACTTTGTTGTACTTGTCTATACCAGTTTGACATTACTCGTCATCATTTTCTACAAGGTCATTTTCAAAATAATTTTTTATTGCAGCATCTAAATATTTGTCCTCTCCTGCTATACCATTAATTGCAAGTTCTACTTCAAATCCTGCATTTTCCCAACGCTCAATATAACTTTCTGCAAATAAAGTTAATTCTTTTTTATCAATAAATTCTTTACCCAATAAATAACACTCTATAAATAACTCAACATGTTGATCATTCATTGTCATCTGATTCAATCCTTTCATCTAGATTTGATTCTGTGTTATTTACCATTTCTGTAATATTTTGTGTGTTTTTCAAATCATCAATGACCGACTGTAATTTTTCTCCTGTCCATCCTTTTCTAAACTCTTTGATTTCTTCACCTGCAGGAGTAATGTATTTTAATTTATTTCCATCTTTTTGTATCTTTCCTGACTTTTCAAATAAATCTAAACATCCACTATAAGGATCTAGTCCTGTTTCATATGGTATTTTGAGTTGTACACTTTCAAAAGGTTTTGCATATCTGGTTTTCATTACTTTACATGCACTACGAATACCACTTACCTCAGAAGTTTTATTTCCATCCTCATCTTCTTTTAGTTTGAGTTTTTTCATTGCAACTACAATACTACTTGCATAGATAAAACCTTGTCCGCCTGAAATCTTGTCATCTGGATCAAACATATCTTGGCTAGCATATGTATGATTAGTTGCTACAAGTCCTACAGGATTTCCAGCAATTAAGTTTACACAATTCCTTACAAGAGCTGTAAGGGCTTTGGGTTTTCTACCCATATCACCTTTTAAATCTCCTTTACCAAACTGATCAACATCTGTAGGAGTAAGTAACATACCTAAACTGTCAATAACAAACAATACTTTTTGTCTGTCTTCATATGGTACTCCATCATAATCTGATCTATATCCTTTCATGAATTCACTAATTAACTTTGCAACATCATCAATCATTGCTACATTAATTTTTAGTAATTTTGCAGGATCAGTATCTACTCCTAAAGCTTTTAACCAATCTTCGTCTAGAGCATTTTCACTATCAATAATTATAGGCAAAATACCTTGCTCTTGTGCTTGCCTAGCAATATTACCTGAGCACAAGTAACTTTTACCTGAACCTGATTCACCTGCAAATGTTGTAACTTTTCCTAATGGAATTCCTTTGTTAAAATCTCCGCTAATTAGATAATTCAATGCATAATTTCCTGTGCTAATCCAATCAACAGGATCAAAAAATCCAGTGCTCATACCCGGAACACTTTTTGTAATACTTTGTCTAAATTTTGCTATATCAAAAGGTTTTGTCATTTATTTTATTCACGAGATAGAAGTGCAGGAGCTACTAGCCCCTGCATTACAGTTTAGGTCTATTAAGAAGCTGATTTACGTTGTCGAATCATTTCCAAAATTTCATTCGCACTAGGCTTGTTATCGCCACTTGTGATTGGTTGTGATTCTTCTTTTTTAGGTTCAGCAACAGGTTCAGATTTTTTAACAACTACAGTTTCTTCATAGTCACTGTCAGATGTTCCATTTGTTCCATTATCTGTTCTGATTCCTGGAGGAGCGTAATAAGATGCAAACCTTGCAGGATCATAAAGCTCACCCTGTACACTAGATTCAAACAATTCCATAATCACCTTAAGCTCAGTGTCGCCTGGCTTTTTAGGCATAAAATCATTTAAATTGTTCAAACCATATTGATCAATAGCATCTCGTTCTACTTGATTAAGTGAACGTTCTCGTCTAGCCCAACTTGATGTTGTATAATCTGCATACTGACCTTTCTGAGTTTTAACAAGTTTAAAGTCAGTACCTTGATCAAAGTCAGTAGGCACCTCAACGAAGTCAGGGTCCATAAGTGCTGCTGAAATAATCTTGTAGATGCTTGAATTGATGACAAAACGACGAATTGGATTTTCAGGTTCATTCTCTTCCTTGAGAGGGTTTTCTACTACAAATCCTTGAAAAATATAGCTCCGCTTTTTCCAATACTTTCTTGCTTCTTCTTCCAACTTAGGATCCTTAAACCACGGACGAATCTCCTGATGAATTGGACAAGTATCTCCCCACATTTCTACACAAGGAACTTGTACTGCTACAGGTTTTCTTTCGTCCTGACCCATTACTCCACTAAATGGAATACGAATCATTTGACGTTCTCTCCAAAAGAAAACATTTTCTTTATCTGCATCTGGTAAAAATCTAATAGTTGCAGTAGATCCTTCAGGCGCATTCCAAAAAGGAAAAATACTGTTGTCTCCGGAACCTGGAGTTGCTTGCTGTTGTTGTTGAAGAAGTTTTGCTCGAATTTCTGCTAGTGAGGGCATATTTAATCTCCTGTGTTAGCCTATATTAGCCTGTGTTAGCCTATGTTTGCCTGGATCATGAACACCATTGTTCATGAACTATACTAACAGGGTTTTAACACCCTGTCAATACTTTATTTACAGTTTTATGCTGTAAAAAATACTGATTCATCAACCATTGCGTTGACGTTTTTCTTAATTTTATTTATCATTGACTCTGATAAATCTCTAGATTTATTTTGCTCATTTACTGTAATTTTTCCTAATATATTTTGAATAATAGAATTTTTTTGATCACTATCATACAATGGATAATTTAACGCAATACTTTCTAACATATTACGTTGATCTTCTGCCACTACATGTTTTGCAAAATAGTTAATCAATTGCTGTGCTTGCAAATCGTTAGACTCAAAAGTAAAATTATTAGGATTGTCTGGATCGTTATTTTTTATTTTCTTTACTATAATAGAATTTTCTTCTAATTGTGTCAAGAAATTATTATACAAATTTTGTCTTTTATTTGATTCACTTATTTCTTGTGCAATTTGAGCTACTAATGGTAAGGTATCTGCAACTGTTTCATCTATTGTTCTAACAGTAAACATTTCTTCTAATTCTGAAGTATCTTGAGTTTCACTAATTGTGGGAGCAAAATTTTCTTTAGATTCTGAGTAACCTTTTTTAGTTACAATTTTCTTTAAATTTTCTCTCATTTTATGTTTTTTACTAGCACAAGCTTCTATAATATCTTGACTATTTTCATTAACTAAATTATTTGTTACACTGTACTTAACAAATCTATTTAAATTATTAATGTTTTTAATTGTTTCAGTAATATGGTTTCCGAAGTCATCGTAAACATAACCACCTTCAGAAACGTGTCTTAACATTGCCTTAGCAGCAGTTAAATTGTTAAATGGTAGCTTATTTCTTTCACCATTAGATTCAATAAAAATTTGATGAATGTTTCTACTTCTTGATCCACGTAGTTCTTCATTGACTTCCGTTTTATGTTTTATAATTAGTCTAGCAGATTCACAAGTAATGTAACTTGTTTTAGTAGATCCAAAAGGTTTTTGAAAAGCTTCGTTTAAATCATTCATAGTATATGTATCCTGTTTTATTCTAAAAGCAAAATCTTTGGGAACTAAATGCCTACCATATTGTTTGACTTGCCATTTGTAACCAAATTTTTTAACTGTTTTTTTGATTTTATTGATCATTTCTTTTACATCTTGATAATCAGCTTGTCTACCTAAATACATTCTTACTGACTCTGGTTCTATAATAATCATACTACCAAGATCTGTAATATAAATATGTGCAGCATCCAAAGGATCAACAGTGTATTTTCCTTGATCTGTAAATATCTTTACAGAATGAGAAAAACTTTTTACTATATCAAAAACATGTTTACTTACAATATCTTGTGCTGCCATATAAAATAATCCTTTAAATTATTTATCATATCATTGCAATTGGCATAGGCATAACAATATCATCATCAGCAATACTATCAGCTAATTTACTATAAACATCTGCTTCAAAGTTCATTACATAATTTATTATTATAGTAATTAACAAAGTACTCATAACCAAATCATCATGTTCTCCTTCTTTTGCAGCAAAACTGGGACCATGTGCAACAAATGTTTTTATTTCTTTAGTTAAATTTCTACTTAATATTTTTATTTTTTCATGCTCTACAAAATACTTTAATCTAGCACAAGCATCAACTTTTGTTTTTAGTGTAGTTGTCAGCCCCCGTGCTTTCCGGGGATTATCATGTACCCAACTACCAGGAAAATTTTCTTCTCCCATTTCCATTAACATTTTAACTACTGCTCTACCTACACCATTGTTTTCCAAACTCCAATACACATGATTTTCAGGTATAGTTTCATTTAATTTTTGCAGAATTAATTGCAATACTTTTAGCTGACCCTTCATGTCAGTTTTGTTGTTTTGCCATTCTGCAACTTGTACCATGTCAGGTAAACTAAAAACTTCTATAGCAGCATAATCACTACCAGTTCCAAAACTAGGATCAAGAGCAACAGCATAAATTTTATCTTTATAGATATCTTGATACCACCTAATATTTGCATCAACTCTAACAGGGTCAACTCCTTCCATTGTAACTAATTTTAATGGATTTATAAGCGTTTCATCTGCTGTAATAAACTCACAATTATGCTCACGTCTGAAACGTTCTTCTCCTATTTTTTGGCGCTCATTTTCTGCCCAATCATCATCTCTATCTGGATGTTCACTCCAGTGACACATATATCTCTTAAAACCGTTTTTACCTAGTTCGGTTATATTTCCATATTCATCTTCCGGATTGCTTGCTTTCCATATTTGTGCAAATTGATCATTGTCTTGATTGGGTGTGCTAGTGATAATACATTTACCGCCAGTTGCTAAAGTAGGACTAAGTGAAGTCCAAAACTCATTAGCTATTCTAGGAGGAACAAATGCAAACTCGTCTAAGTAAACTAATGTCAAACTCATACCACGTCCAGTGTTTTCTGTTGTAGCTTGAGCAACTATTCTGCTACCATTATCAAATTCTATACTACCTTTGTTGTAACTTGTAGCACCTGCTTTAATCCATTCAGGCAATGTTTCGTATGCAAACCTTAATCTTGTCATAATTTCGCTAGCACCTAAATATTTGTTACTAGCTACCAAAATAGTACTATCAGGTTTAAACATGGCATACCATAATAGATATGCAGCGGCTGTAGTACTTTTACCAGTTTGCCTAGGCAACATTGCTATGCTATATCTAAAATCATTATAAACTTCTATTAGTTCTTTTTGAAATGGATATAGATGAAACTTCATCCTGCCTTTTACAGGATGCTGAACATTACAATATGTTTCTATAAAGTAGATAGGATCAGTCATACATCGTGCAAGCTCTTGGACTTGCACGTTTGTAAAGTTTTGAGTTAAATGAGGTTTTTTAACAAGAACTGTATCAGCCACTCTCATGCGGCCTCAGGTTGTATTTCCTTTCCCAAATCAGCTTTAATTCTATTAGCTAATGTAAGGTCATTGGTGATTATATCAAGTAGTTTACCAAGAACATCAGCTAAAACTTTGCGTTGTTCCATTCCTGGTTTTATACCTTTTTCAAATTGATTAATTGCTGATCTAAATGTAGATAATTGTTCATCATTTAACAGTCCAGCTTTTACTAATGGCATCATCCTATTAATAATAGTTTGTACATTATTAGGATTCATTTCAGGCTGTGCTGTTAAAGGGCCTGTTATATCTGTTTCTGGAGCTTCATTTGCTCTTTTTTTTAAAGCTACAAGTGGATCAACATCTTCCATATATTTTGCTAGCTCATCATATGCAGCATCAGACTTTTTTCTATCTTTTGGCTTCATTTTTTTTCTAGCATCTTTTTCTTGCTGAGATAAAAATTTTTCCATGTCTTGTTTACCTGCTTTTGTAGCATTATCTAATTCTGCATAAGGATCTGATTCTTGTATAGACTCTTGTTTTTTCTTTTTGCTTTTGAAAAAATCAGAAATATCGTCTAAACTAACACCAACACTTAAAGGTCCTTTTCCTAAACTTAAACTAGGACTTACACGAGTTTTGTTATCTTTTCCTTTACTTACTCTTCCTCCTAAACCTACATTCAAACCACTATTTCCCATTGCCTTTTTAAAAAGGTCTAGTCCTACACTCCAATCTGCTTCGCAAAATTCTTGATATCTCTTGTGCATATCAGACTCTTTTAAAGGATTATCTCCATATTG